GACCGTCCGCGTGACGCCCTGAAAGCTGAAGCTGATCTGGTCGCCCTGAATCCGGCTCACGATACCGAAGGACTTGAGGGCTTCCGTCTCGCCCGTCACCGCCCCTTGGACGGCGCGGGAAAAGTCATCAATGCGCCGTCCCATACCGGACGCGATGTCCCCGAAGCTCGTCAGCATCCGCTCCGTCGGTTGGATGCCCAAGGCCCGAAGGCGAATAAACGCCTGGACGTTCTCCTCGATCTGGAAGGGAGTACGAGCGGCGAACTTCTCCAGGCCGCGGAAGGCGGCGGTCGCAGCTTCCTGTGATCCGGTGACGGTTTTCAACTGCGCGTTCAACCGCTCGTATTCGCGGTTGGTCTCCACGAGGTGGCGGACGAGGGCACGGGCCCCGAGCGCCGCGGCGATGGCCGCACCGAGCTTCAGCGCCGACGACTTGATTCGGTCGAAGGTGCCCTTGGCTTCCTTTTCGAGCTGCGCGGATCCTTGTTTGTCGTACTTGATTCGCAGCCGGGCGATCAGGTCACGCAGGTTGAATCCGGCCATCTAGTAACCCGCCTCGTGTTGGAGTTCCGACGTCGCCGCCTCGTACTCCTCTCTGGTGCCTTGTGCAATCCGTGCCGCGTTGGCGACGAGGAGCGTCATGCGCGTGTGCTCGCGTTGGAGTTGCCGCGTCCCGTACACGAAATCGCGCCACGACCTCGGATCACGGCCGTAGGCGCGTTGGAACGCATACAGTTGCTCCAGGGCATCGGCGGCCTTGGTCGGCCCCGCCGCTACCCGATACGGGGCCTCGTCTGGCGCCGTAGCAAAAAACCCGCGAGGGACGCCACCTCCTCAAGCGTCGCGCCGCGGAGCGGGTGCCAAAGCCCCAGCCAACGCCGGAGATGCGCGAACCACCCCGACGGGCGGATGCACCGCTTGACCGCCTGCTCCAGTTGCGGATAGAGCGCCGCGAGCTTGGCCAATTGCGCGCGACCATCGGCCGGGTCCATCCGCTGCAGGTGTTGCTTGATCTCCGCTTGCAGCGTGGCGATCGCGAGCCCATCCCGATACGGGACAGGAGGCACCCGCACGACGGTGACGCGGCCCTTACGGCGGATCGGGACAAACGCCTCTCCGTCCAGCTCGAACACGTTCTCCGCATTGCGCGGGAGGGGCGTGTACTCGACGTGCTCCCGCTCCATCGCCCGGTGCGCGGCTTCTACCTCCTTGCGAGGCCGAACGCGGAGATCCATTAGGCCACGTCGAGCACGATCCCGGCGTCCGCCGGGTCGCCCACGGTGTAGAGCTGGTGCCCGTCCGGCTTGTTGCTGTCCTGGCAGATCTGGATGGTGATCGTGTCGATGGACTTCCCCCCGTCGCCGTGCCGGAACGTGAGCGGCGGCTTGCTGAAGTACGCCCGCCAGGCCCAAAGGCTCAGACCGAGCAAGCGCGTCTGTTCGGTCGAGAACGCCGCGAAGGCCGGCGTCGGCGCCCCGTCGCTGATCTCCCACCCGTCTGCCGTGGTGTAGCGGATCGTGCGGAACGCATCGTCCGGCGTGTCGTAGAACATCTGCTCGGGAAAGAACACGAGCGTGTGATACCGCACCGGCCGCCGCCGCTGGTAGCCCCCCGAGGCGTTGGCCGTCGGCGCCACGATGGCCCGCAGTAGCGGGTCAGCCAGCCACACTGGCACCTCGATCGTCGGATCCTCGCCGTCCACGTAGCTCACGTGCTTCGCTGGACCCGTCAACTCCTGCACCATGAGGTGCGAGTAGGCGTCATTCGGATTGACCGCGATGTCGCCCTCGGTGTCGGCCAGGTGATCCAACTGCAAGTCCGCCGTCTCATCCCAGTAGGCATAGGCGGGCGTCGCCCCACCGTCCGACGCACCGAACATCACCGCCCGGCCCAGCGAGCGAGCGACCTCGTTCAGATCCTTCAGGATAAAGTCAGCCATCGCGTGCTCCTCTTAGGCGGCGCGTAGCCGCACGAGTTGATAGCGCCACTCCACGAGGCGGCGCGCCCAGCCGGGCTCCGTCGGGGCCAGTGTGCTGACCCGATCCACCTGGGCAATGAGGGGCAGCCCGCCCAGCGTGAATTGCGTCTCACGGTGCATCACCGCCCGCATCCGCTCCTCCGCGATCAGCCCGGACGTCACCGCATCCTTGCCCGGCCGGTCTTTCGTCCACACGTCCCATTGCAGGATCACGGGCTCGAACGTCTCCTCCAGGTTGCCGAACAAGAGCGACCAGTAGAGGCCCGGCGTAATCACCTCATCCCGCGAATGCCGCGCGAAGATCCCATCGACGTGCTCCAGCAGGAGCGTATCGGCTCGCAGCGCCGTGATGATCGCCGTGAGGAGGGGCCGCTGGAGCGTGTCGCCAGCACCCACCTAGACCTCCTCGTCCGTGTCGCCCGCGAGCCCCGCCAGGGCTTCGTATTGCGCCAGCGCCAAGGCCCGCTCGATGATCGGGCGGGTACGCTCCAACTCAGGCCGCACATGCGGCCGCGGGGCCATGTGCTGCGTGCCGTACTCCTGCCGGAGACCGACCGTCTGCCATTCACGGTTGAAAAGCATGGCTTCGATCTCGGGCGGCTTGCCCCGTCGGGCACCCCGCGAGCGGACCCGCGCATAGAACGCGCGGCCATACTCGCCCTCATCCGCCGCGGTCGGTTCCCCGGGCGCCGACGGACCGGGGCGGCGTACGGTCGCCTCGATCCGGCGCTTCATGGCTTTCCACGTCTCGCGGACGGCCTTCGTCAGCGCCTTGCGGACCACGTTCTGCGCCTGGCGATCCAGTGCCCGGATCTCGGTCGCGCTCGGGAACTCCATCGTCACGCGCATCATGCGGCCACCAGATCGCTGACGGTGCCGGACCACGGCTCCAGGATGACCCGCGTAGCCCGCCCCATCGCCAACTCCGCGAAGTGCCCGCGGAGCTGCTGGGGGACGTTGGTCACCCGGTAGAGTACGCCGGCCATCGGACCGCCCGTCACGTGAATCACGTCCTCGCGTTGCAGGGGCACGTTGGGGCGGAAGTACGCCGTCTGCGGGCCGCGCTCCTGCATCCCGGCATCCTGCAACGTGGCCGGTGTCGGGGCAGGGGCGAGTGCAAACCGTCGGGTGGCCAGGACCGCATACGTGTTGGCCGCCGCGCCCAAGGGGTTGTCGGTCGCCTCGGTGCGCCGGTAGATCACGCCGCGGTGGTCCATCTGGCCGGCCCTCATGCGGCCACCTGGACAGGCAGCGCGTCCCGGAACACATAGGGCACCCGCTCCCAGATCCGTTTCGCCTGGGGACCGGAGAGGTTCCGCGCCTGGACTTGCTCATAGCGCCACAGGTTTTCTCCGCTCTTGACATCGATCCCAACGGCCCCGAGGGCGCGGAGGTTGATGAGCGACGGGAGCCGGCCGACCTTCCGCAGCCGAGCGAACCGCGCGAGATCCATCCGCCTATGTTGGCCATCCTCCCAGCACGTCCAGCCCACCGCCTCCAGATCGGCCCGCAAATGGATCGTCCCACACCCGGCCGGCTCACCGTACCGCGGCCCAGGCTTGTAACCCGGCCAATAGCCGACCTTCTTGGTGCGGAGCTCACCGATGTAGAGATCTTGAAACCCCACCGGCTGGCCGCGCAGCGCGTAGGCCGCCAGCACCGACGCCGCCGTGGGGCAGAAGAAGTCATCGGAGCCCATGATGATCACCCCGTCGGGATGCTCCTCGCGCGCTGCGCGCAGCGCCGCGTTGAACTTGGCACCGAGCGGTGCGTTCCGGTGGCGGATGGTACGCGCCCCGTATTGTTCGGCGAGTGCCTGATCTTCGTCCGTCGAGGCCGCCGCCACGCACGTCAGCGTGATACCAGCCTCCTGCCACCACGCGCGGAGCAAGCCCGTCCAGTACCAGAACGGCTCCGTGATGATCGGCCGGCGCCAGACACAGGTCACAAGCGCGATCTTCATGCGAGCACCAGTCCGCGGTGGCCACTCAGGATGTGCTGCAAGCCGAGCGGCAGGCTCATGGGGACGGCCCCGAGCACGACGGCCTCACGATGCTCGTAGAAGTGGCTGACCAATACCAGAAGGGCGTGCCGAATGTCCTCCGGCACCGCGGCCGCGGTGCCATAGCCCGCGGTGAAGTCGATCTCCACCGAACCCGGCAGAGGATCCGTGTCGGGATAGCAGAAGGCCACCTTCGGAAAGATCCGCCCATACGTGGCCCGGGGGCTCGTCGTCGCTTCCACGAGGTATTCCGCCGCGTCCCACGTCTGCGACGCCCCGTCCGCATCCCGGTAGCGGATCGCCTCCACCGACACCAACGGACGGCGACCCAGGATGACCGGCTCCGCCGAGCCGGGCACTCGGGCGGAACGGGGAAAGCCATCCAGAATCGCCGTCCATTCGGCGGTCAACAGTTGGTAGCCCGTCTCCCGCTCAAAGACCTGCCGCGCCGCCACGATCTGGCGGTCGAGGAGCGTGTCATCCTCGCTGAGATGGTCCACCACCTGTCCGTGCACG